CAAGATGCAATCGACAAAATCAGGAGTTACTTCAAATGAGCTTCTACCGGAAACACGAGCGTCACTTCGCGCCTATCGGCGGCCCGTCGCTCACGCAACAACACATGAAAGATGAGTGCGATATCAATCGCATTCTCAAAAAGTATCAGAAGGACGGCATCCTTCGGCACGTTGCCAAATATGGCGGCCGCTACGAGGACCTGCCCGACAACATCGACTATCAGGCGTCTCTCAACGCCGTCATGGAAGCCCAAGAGGCTTTCATTTCCCTGCCTTCATCCGTGCGCGGACGGTTCGACAACGATCCCGCGCGGTTCCTCGCCTTCGTCGGCGATCCCGCGAACGAGAACGAGCTTATCGCTCTCGGCCTCGCTTCACCCCGCCCCCATGCCGAGCAAATGGGCGGCGCGGCATCCAAGGATGCTTCCCCGGCGGCCTCCGAAGCCGCGTCTTAACTCGGCGCTTTGCGCGGGGAGCCCCTTAAAAAGTCAAGAGAAAAAAGGCCCTTCGGGGCCTTTTTTTTCGGCCACTAGCACAGTACTCTCTTGATGTAACTGTGCTAGGTGACACCTCCAACCAAAGGAACCAGAAATGGCAAAAAGGCCCCGTAAACTCCCCCGGAAGAAAAGCAAAAAGCTGTTCACAAGGACGGCCAAGAAGATTCATCCCAAGAACATGGGTTTTGGTCCCATGCGCGGCGGCATCCGCGCCTGATGCCCTGTTATTCGCCTCTCAAAGCCTTCCGGTCGCCGAAGCTGTCGGCTACGGGCAAGCTGTCCATCGCCTTCACGGCGACCAAGGGCTTTGCTGATGTGCCTATAGAATTGGCCTGCGGCCAATGTATCGGCTGTCGTCTCGAAAGAAGTCGTCAATGGGCCGTTCGTTGTATGCACGAGGCCCAGCTCTATGAAGACAACTGCTTTCTCACGCTCACCTATTCTGATGACAACCTTCCTTCCAATGGCTCGATCAATCGGCGGCACGTTCAACTTTTTCTAAAACGACTACGCAAAAAGATCAGCCCACGGAAATTCAGGTATGTTTATGCAGGTGAGTACGGTGAAAAAACAAGCAGACCTCACTATCACCTGATCCTGTTTAACTACGACTTCCCCGACAAGATTCTTCATTCAAAAAACAGAGACGGGGACCGGCTATATACCTCTCGTCTCTTGGACGAAATTTGGGGCCTTGGTCACGCCCTCATCGGGGGCGTGACCTTCGAAAGCGCGGCATATGTGGCGCGCTATTGCCTTAAAAAAGTGACGGGGAAAAACGCGGCGGATCACTATGAGCGCGTCGATCCCGTCACAGGTGAGATTGTTCAACTCGAACCCGAATTCTTCCAGCCCTCCTTGAAGCCGGGTATCGGCAAGCCTTGGCTGGAAAAGTTCAAGTCAGATGTCTATCCGGGCGACAACGTTGTCGTGCGAGGACATAAGACACGCCCGCCTAGGGCATATGATCAAACCCTTAACGAGGAGGAGGTGTCACAACTCAAAAAAAAACGCCTGAAAAAAGCCCTTAAGCATAAGGGCAACAACACCAAGGAGCGCCTTCGCGTCCGTGAAATGGTCCAGAACGCGCGTGTCAATGAAAAACTTCCACGAACCCTATAGGTGAAAAATGCGAAACTATGTCTATTCCGTCTTTGACAAAAAGGCGGGCATTTACAGCCCGCCCTTCTATGCACCCCACAATGAAATCGCCATGCGCAATGTGTCCATGGCGGCTCGCAATCTCGAAAGCCAACTTGGTCAGTACCCTGCCGACTTCGCGCTCTATCGGCTCGGCTATTTCGATGACGAAAGTGGTCTGTTTCAGACAGGCCGCCCCGACTTCCTGACCGAGGTCGTCTCCCTTTTCCCGGCAGAAACGCAGTTGCCGTTGTTCAGTCAGGAGGCCGCAGAATGAGCCGCATTCCGTCAGTCATGCCCGCCCAGGCGCGGTTCGCCACGGTCCCCAGCGCGGAAATCCCTCGATCGTCGTTCGATCGCTCGCACGGCTATAAGACCACCTTCAACGCCGGTGATCTGATCCCGATCTTCGTTGATGAAGCTCTGCCGGGTGACACCTTTTCTCTCAACATGACGGGCTTTGCCCGTCTCGCCACGCCTTTGCATCCCTTCATGGACAATGTGTTCATGAACACCTTTTTCTTCGCCGTCCCTATTCGCCTCATTTGGGAGAATTGGGAAAAATTCAACGGCGCTCAGGAGAATCCCGGCGACTCGACCGACTATCTCACCCCGGTGATCAACGCCCCGTCAGGCTCTGGCTTCACCGCCGGTTCGCTTTTCGATTACATGGGCATCCCTACCGGCGTTACAGGCTTCTCTCACTGCGCCTTCTGGGCGCGGGCCTATAACCTCATCTGGAACGAGTGGTTCCGTGACGAGAACCTCCAAGATTCGGTCGTCGTCCATAAGGGTGACGGTCCGGATCCGGCGAGCGACTACACGCTCTTGAAACGCGGAAAGCGTCACGACTATTTCACTTCCTGCCTGCCTTGGCCCCAAAAGGGCGAATCCGTTGATGTTCCTATCGGCACCACGGCGCCGGTTACTGGCTCCGTCGTCATCACTGGGGACGGCTCCGTTCCCACGTGGAGTACCTCCGGTGGCTGGGTCCCGCAATTCTCGGACATCGCCCAGACGGTTCCGTCTGCGGGCACGTCGCCGCAGAGCCCTCTCTACGTGTCGGGCGTCACTCTCGGCGGCGGCGGGCAGAAGAACATCCGCTTTGGCAACAACACTGGCTTGCAGGGCACGGCTGGCTCCGACCTCGTGGCCGATCTCTCCGAAGCCTCGGCGGCCACGATCAACATGCTCCGCCAAGCCTTCCAAATTCAGAAACTCTATGAGCGAGACGCCCGCGGCGGCACCCGCTACACGGAAGTCGTTCGCTCTCACTTTGGCGTCGTCTCTCCGGACGCTCGGCTCCAGCGCCCGGAATATCTCGGCGGCGGCCAATCAACCGTCAACCTTCACGCGGTCGCGCAGACCTCGAACGTCAATGCCCAGCCCACTCCGCAGGGCAATCTTGCGGCGTTCGGCACGTCGACACTTTCCGGCGGTCACGGCTTCACAAAATCGTTCACGGAGCATTGCGTCATCATCGGCCTCGTCTCGGTGCGGGCCGATCTCAATTACCAGCAGGGCTTGAACCGAATGTTCAGCCGGCGCACCCGCTGGGACTTCTACTGGCCCGCGCTCGCTCACATCGGCGAACAGGCGGTGCTTAACAAAGAAATCTATACCCAGGGCACCTCCGCTGATGATCAAGTCTTTGGCTATCAGGAACGCTTTGCGGAATACCGCTACAAGCCGTCGGTCATCACAGGCGAAATGCGGTCTAACTTCGCGCAGTCGCTCGACACTTGGCATCTGGCGCAGGACTTCCCGTCGCTCCCGGCTCTCAACGAAACTTTCATTCAAGAGAACCCGCCTATAGGCCGCGTCATCGCGGTGCCTTCGTCGCCTCACTTCATCTTTGACTCCTATTTCCAGCTGCGATGCGCTCGGCCCATGCCTGTCTATGGCGTGCCGGGCCTGATCGACCATTTCTAGGAATAGCCATGATCGGAAGTATCATCGCAGGCGGCCTTTCGGCTATCGGCTCCATCGCATCCGGCCTTCTTTCGAAGAAGTCGGCAAACGACCAGATGGCCTTTCAAGAACGAATGTCGTCTACCGCCTATCAACGCACGATGGCGGACATGAAGGCGGCGGGCCTTAATCCCATGCTCGCTTATCAGCAAGGCGGCGCTTCAACGCCTGCGGGTGCAGGCTATTCTTTTGACAATGTTGCCGAGGCTGGCCTATCGACTGCCCGTCAGACACAACTCGTAAAAGCGGAGGTCGATCTCCTCCGCTCACAGACTGATACGCAAAAGACCCTCTCGGCACTTCAAGTCGCTCAAGAGCGTCTCTCCACCCAGCAGGAGTTCACATCTGCTGTTCAAGCTAAGCGCGAGATGGCCCAGGAGCGCCTTCTCGATGCGCAAACCATCAAGACAGGCTTTGAAAGCCTTGTCGCCGAATCCAACGTCAACACAGCCAAGGCGGAGGCCGGGCTTCGGGCTCTCGAATTGCAGCGGTCGGCTCGCTTCGGTGAGTCCCGCATCGGCAAAGAAATTGAGGGCATCATTCGCGGTGCTGGCGTGGTGCAAGATGC